CTGGCTTGTTTGTTGGGGTGGGCATAGGAACTGGCTTGTTTGTTGGGGTGGGCATTGTAGCAGGGGTAGCACTTCCTCTTTGTCCAGAAGCTCCTGTAGCTCCTGTAGCTCCTGTAGCTCCTGTAGCTCCTCCTGCTGGACCAGCTGCTCCAGTGGCTCCCGTGGGTCCAGGCTGGCCATAATATCTCAACTCTTGCACTTGCCTAGGGGGCATACGCTTCAATAAGTCTAGTTCTTCTTTAGTCATATCTGGTTGACCTGTGGGTTTAGGAGGAATTTCTCCTGTAAATAGAGATTGTTCGGCAGCAGGTTTGGTAGGAGGTTTGGTAGGAGATTTGGGGGGCTGGTCGAATACTCCCTTACGCTCAAGATCGGATTTCAATCCAGCAAGTGCTTCTTCGGCGCTTTGCATTGGTGACTCCTCCTTGGACTCACCGCGCTCCTCCTTGGAAACATCACCATACAATTCTGGACGGTCATAAGTCGTTACTGTCCCATCTCCCCGCAGGCCCCCATCGGGTGGCTCTTGAATGAACCAATCAGGTTGACCAGTATTGCTTGGATTAATTTCTTTATCACCTCTTTCCCATGCATCAAAACCCTTGCCAAAGGCAGGAACAGAACCGCCTGGTCCGTAGGCTTCAAAGTTGGGTGTATAGATGTCTCCCTCTTTCCCCCATGGCCATTTAGTTGCCCCTGCATGCATTTCTTGCTCAGACTTATGAAAAGGGGCATTTCGAGGAAGACCAAAAGCATTTAGACCCGCATCCTCATGGTCTCCCAAACCAAAAAAGATGTTGCCAATGTCCCCCCTAAGATCTTTTGCAAATTCACGACCAGTTATTGCCTTATACTGAAACATGAATTCCTTAGCCAATTCGTCACTATTTGACCAATCATAGGACCCGTCATCCCTAGGCACAGATACCCCTTGAATTACTTTGCCTATACTCTGGACAGTCTTTAATTGCGTTCCTGTACCGTCAAGGGCTGGAACCATCCTCTTGGCTAACTGTTTAGCAAACTCTATTTTACCAGCCTTACTTAGGTCAGAGTATTTTTTTTGCCCTTTTGTGGACTTGACTGGTTCCGGTTCTTCAACCGCTTTTTCTTTAGTCTTAGAAGCTGGCATAGCTGGCATAGCTATAAATTTAACCCCCTTTATAGGGATCGCAATAGCGTAGATTGTATTGTCAACCCCTTAATAAAAACTCTCATATGTAACGTACTTAATTATTTGCAAATAATTAAGTAACCCTATTAGGGAAGGTTTTATTAAGTGCCGGCCAGATTATCCACCGTTAGCACATTTGAGAGACCCTTTAGAGTTCTCCGCTGTCGAGCCATGCCAGATCCTGTTGTATCCTCCACAGGATCAACAGCAACCAAACCGTGACGCTGTCTCGCCAAGTCGATACATAGGAAGGCAGCGTCTGCTAAGTCAGGGCTTCTTCCAAATCGGGATTTGTAATCTGGCTTTGACTCTATCTTCATGCGTAGAGTTGCCCCCTTCACCATGTCATAAAACCTACCTGTTATCTCTTGGGCTAATTCATTAGAAATACCAAACAGTTGTTTAGTTCGGACGAACTCCTTGCCAACAAACCATAATTCACTGACCCTATTTACATACAATTCCTGTCCCACCATTTTACTATTTGCAGAAACCCGACGATCAGAAGCTTTCCCCCCGAATGATACCCGTAAAAACTGGTCACTCCACTCCCCCGCAAGGACATCGCAAAAAGGAGCGCCGGCTCCTGTTGCGTCTACTGCAACGTCTTGGGCTTGAATTTTTCGTTTCTCGCAAGCCTCCTTCACCTGGCGCACAATCTGATAAGTGCGTGGCACAGAACTGTTGGTGGCATCGTCATTGAGATGAAGAGCCTCCCCAAGCTCACAAACATATTGTCCACTTTTATTATAACCTACTCGTCCAGTATACAGAATTGTTCTGTCGCCTCCATTAGTAAACGCTGGGTCTAGCCCCGCTATATTTGTTGGGGTTCCCTCCCAATCAACGCTACTCATAGCTCCCGATCTTGCTATCTCCGCTTCGTTATATATGCCTTCTGTTTCATCAGAGTCGAAGAAAACAGCGCGGACCATTCGCATATATCCTCGTGACTCCTGACCCAATAAGGCTTTGTCCTCGTCGAGTTTACTTATAGTTGGTAGCCAAGGGTAAATTGTTTCCCCTGCCAAAACATTGGGGCTTTTTTCTGCATCGAAACGGAGGTATTGACCTCCCCACTTTGTGTCCCATTTTTCATCCGTATTTGTATCAACAGACTCCCAACCATGCTTTGGTTCACTCCATACGCCAAAGGCATCGAAGCGACTGTTGGGGTTACTCATACCTATCATTTGAAATGATGGGTTTTTGGAAAGGTTTGTTAGACCAGCCTGTAGGATTGCTTCACTGAGTTCCGACAATTCGTCCGCAACGACAATACAACGCTTTTGTTTGATACCGATAAATTTGCCTACCGCCTCTCGTGTCTTGCTCTTTTCGGCAGCAATCAGGGATAATCCGGCGCGTTCCACCAGATTTCCTTGCTCATTGATATAGGCGGCATTTCCAATTGAGTCCCTAATCTTTATTGGTGCGCCATCAATTGCGGAGAGCATGGAAATAACAGAACCCCAAATACGTTTACGCGCTTCTCGTAGAGTTGTGGACGTAAGTAGCACCAATGTATCCCTTGGGGCAGACAACCAAGATATAATCCCCCACGCTGCCATTGTGTGGCTTTTACCAGATGAAGCAGCCCCACCAATTGAAACATACTTATTTCTTATAACGGCACGGATCATTTCTTCGGCCCATGGATGACGAACCATCAATGGTTCCGGTAAGTCATCATGGTTGAACAACTCATCGCACACTCTCCAAAAATAATACTCCCGCGCTTTATAATTATCGTGGTGTGCAAAACCATAAAGAAGAGCCGTCAAAATACTAGTTGGTGGAATAAGTATTCCGCCAACATCCATTTTATGTGAAACAGCTTCTATCCTTGGTTCATAGATATGAAGCTTACGACTAGCTGAACTTGAATTAACCATTAAAGAATAGTATATATTATATGAAGTGGCTAAGATAACACAAAAACAGGAGCTAGTTAGACGTGCTTTAGAACTGTATAATCAGGACTATAAGCTCGTAAACATTGCACGAGAATTAAATATTCACCCGTCCACGCTACGCCGCTGGTTGCGTGAAGTAGGTGCAAAGCCTAAAAAAAATCCACACGGACCAAACCCGAAGCCAGAAGACACGGATCCTCTTGAGACAGCACTCAACGCTAACTTGGGGGAAGCAACAGATGATGCCATTAAGTTGGCACAACATGATGCTAGGAATGAAGAAGACCAATCAATGATGGAGCTTGCAGATGCTCAAACGTCACCAGCTGAAAAATACCAATCATATATTGCAGCAGCTGGCGTCAAGCTCCTGCGGGACGCCATTAAAAACTTGAGGGGTCCTCGCTCCGTGCGGGAGCTATCAGAATTAGACCAACTGATAAGGAGAAACCTGGGGTTAAACGCCAAGAGTGGTGGCGGGACAGGTAAAGTCCAAATTGACATTTCGATACTTAATAACACAAAAGCAGATAGAGGGGGTGGCGCTGTAAAGGTTAGTCCTACCAAAATAATTGATGCGGAGCCTCTAGATGACTCTTGATTATGTCTGAAGAAAAAGCTTATGAAGAGCCGGAAAGTACACTGTTGCTCTATTCAGGACTAGAGGATGCCTTCATAGGCACTGTCGAGACCTACGGTAGACCACCTGTGGCCTGTTACTCAAAGAAAATTACCTTGAGTCTGCTACAGTCTAATTTTGAATTAACAGAAGAAGAGGCTCGTGATAAATATGAATATGAGTATCTCCAGTCAAACTTTGATGTAGCCACTCCTGTATTCCTAGATGATGAACCTCCCCCCATTATTTCCTGACAGGCTACTTGTCACAAACCCCAAGGCACTTGTGAGAGAAGATGTTCCTCCACGAGATTTCAAGTTTGTGACCATATCCCTGATGGGCGACTACTACTTAGTAGTCCCGTGTATTGCCAAGGAAGTTTACTTCCTGCAAATGTTGGGAAAAAACATAGATGTGTTCTTGCCTACCGAAGGCGAGGGGTTGCTCGTCCGTAAAAAAGCCATAGACTCCCTGTGATCATCGGAGTTGATAATGGTCTGACGGGAGGGCTTGTTGCCATCTCAAAATGCACAGGTGCAGTTATAGACAAGACCGTTATGCCTACCCTTCATCGGCTCAAGAAAAGGGAGGTAGATACAAGGAAGGTATATGAGTGGATCATGTCCTTGGAATCTGATTTTGAATTGGCAATAGAGGAACCATTGCACCACGCCAGGTCGTCACAAGCGGTACGCTCCATGGCTTTATCTTTTGGGAAGCTGTTAGGCTTGGCTGAGAGCCGACAGTGGAAAGTGAACTGCATTAGTGTTCACAAGTGGCAAAAGGTCATGTTGGGTCGTGTCCCTAAAGGGAAGACCAAGGAGGTAGCCTTGGCAGTGGCCAACGAGATCGCACCCGAAGAATGCTGGCTAAAGAGCAAGAGGGCTTCCAAGCCTCATGATGGGATGATTGACGCCTTTTTAATTGCTCGCTTTATGCGAGGAAAATAAAATTGGACAAGAACTTGACTAACGATTATAGTCTCTCCCGTTCTTATGAAAGCACTTTATCCCAAGCAGGGGGAAGCCGCCGACTTCTTCCTTAGCGTCCTAATGGATGGTGGCAACACCATTGACACATCAAGTGTCGGGACAGGCAAAACTGTTGTTGCTGCTGAACTAGCATACCAGCTAAACCAGCCAGTAGCTGTCATCTGCCCCAAGGCGATTATCCCAAGCTGGGAGCGTGAACTGGAAGAATTTGGTGTAACCCCTGAGTTTGTTCTCAATTACGAAAAAATCAGGACGGGTAAAACGCCTCACATGACAAAGCGGGGTAAAAAAATAATGAAGTGGCATCTCCCGAAAGATACGCTGGTCTTTGTTGATGAAATCCACAAGTGTAAGGGACCATACACACAGAATGCACAACTTGTTATCTCATTGGTTCAGCAGGGGTATCAAGTTCACGGAATGAGTGCGACAGCTTGTGAGGATCCTACTGAGATGAGAGCCATCGGTTACCTCTTAGGTTTACACAACTTAAACAAAAGCGATGGTGAAAAGAAAAATTGGTACTCATGGATGCTTGCCAACGGCTGCGCTCAGGATCAGTGGAACCAATGGAGACTTTTAAGTCGCTCCAAGCTAACTGCTGTAAAAGAATCTATTTATGGGATTAACGGATACCGCTTAACGGTGGCGGACTTTCCTGACTCTTTTAGAGCAAACCGTGTTTTTATTGAACCCGTGCAATTTGCTGACTCCAAGAAAATCATAAAGGCATATGACGACCTTGGCATCACCCCAACAATCATTCAGGAATATATTGAGCAAGGCTCAGTTACAGAAAGTGAGCATATTTTAGTAAACCTTCTCCGTGCTAGAATGCTAGCTGAAAGCTTTAAGACACCCTGTATTGCTGAACACGCGGAAGATTTAGTAAGCCAAGGCAACTCTGTTGTGATATTCCTTAACTTTAGAGAGAGTATGGACGCCTTGTGTGAACGGCTTAACTGCCGACGGATTGATGGGGGGCAGACTGCTAAGGAAAGGCAGTGCGTAGTTGATGCTTTCCAGGCGGATGAACTGCATGTTATTGCCGTCAACACAGCAGCTGGTGGTGTTGGGTTGTCACTCCATGACACCCATGGTAACCGTCAAAGGATAAGTCTTATAAGCCCTTCCTTTTCTGCTAAGGACCACTTACAAACCTTGGGTCGCATTCACCGTAACGGAGCCAAATCGGATGCACTACAGAAGATTCTCGTGACCGCAGACTCCATTGAGGAAAACGTCATGAAAGCAATTAACAAAAAACTCAGAAATTTAACTGCCTTGCACGGATAATTTAGGCTTCAGGACTAGAGTCGTAGGAGAGCTACGGACAGAGGTTGTTTATGTTGTTCCTCGTCATTTAACACCTGGAGCCTACCTATTTAAAATGAAAGACACACCAGACCACACAAGTAGAGACCACGCGGAATTTAGTCCGTCATCGTTGAAGTATGTTGCAGCCTGTTCTGGCTATAATGGTCGGTCAGGCACAAGTGCCGCCGCTGAGAAGGGAACCAGGATTCATGAAGCCTTGGAGATTAGGGACTACTCCGCGCTCCATGATGAGGAAGAGATGGACATCTATGAGCGGATTGTTCGAGATGAAGAAGAATTCCTTAACACTATTATTGGTGATGCAGAGCGAACCGAATACAATGAGGTTGTTGTAGACGTAACCTTAGATGGAACAAGCACTTGGGGAACTTGTGACCGTCTAACAATCTACGGTAACAAGGCAGTCATGGGGGACTATAAGACCGGGATCAGTGTTATAGATACACCTACAGAGAATTGGCAAGCCAAGGCTTACACAGCAGGGGCTTTCCAAAAATTTCCTAAGTTAGACGAGATTATATTTGTTTTCTACATTCCTGTGCGAGACGAGGTTCTTCACGGTAAGTTTACGAGAGATGACCTCCCACAACTCATTAAGGACTTGTCATATGTCATCAAGTCAGGTGAGTTGATCAGACCCCAATGGGAAGATGGAACCCCTGACTTGGATAAGCTCTCGCCCAACATAAACTGCCGGTTCTGCGCTTACGAAGAACGCTGCCCCGCGCTAGGAGCAATTGCTATTGAAGTAGCCAATCGTGTTGCTGAAAACACACTGCCTAAAACGGATATCGTGGATCCTGAAGACCCTGAGACATTGGAACAGTTATGGTCTGTAGCTAAAATTGTTACTAATTGGGCTACACGGATTAAGGCGAAAGCTATAGCAATGGCCAAGGATGGCACGGAATTCCCTACCCTAAGATTGCGCTCAATGGGGGCTTCCAGGAAGTGTATAAACAATCAAAAGCTACTGGAAATAGCAGACTCTTTTGACATGGATCATGAAGAAATTGTAAAACTAGCATCTTTTCCCTTGAAAAAAATATCAGAGGCTGTAGGTAAGTCCGCCCCAGATGGCGAAAAAGGCCAAGTTGCCAGAGATTTTATGGATGCCGTAGAAGAGGCAAACATAATAGAAAAATCGGATACGAGATTCACTCTATCCTAAACAGAGAAATAGTAAATATAGTATAAACAGATGCCAAAAGCAGTAGAAAAGAAAAAACAGGAAGTAGTAGAAGTGGAAACACAAGAACTAACAGAGGCCCCTAAGTGGCAAGTCACAGCGGATGATATTGATATCCCCCGCCTTAATATTAAACAGAAGTCCTCGCAGTTTGATGCAGGTGAATTTGGGTCTCTTGTCAGTGAGAAGACTCATGTTATCCTAGATCCGGGCGAGTCAACGGAAGTTATCGTAGTTAACGTCATGAAAGCTTGGCGGGAATTAACTGACTTCGGGGGAGAGAAAGGGCGTGTAGCCTATACTGAAGAGGCATACAAAGACCTTGCTAGCGATTCAGAACACGATGTGATCGAATTTGCTGACATAACCATGCTCTTCTCGAAACCTGATGGTGGTGACGAGACAGCATATCCTTTTCCAATAGGGGATAAGTTTTACTCCATGGGTAAGCTGGATGTCTCAAAGGGAGCCTATAGAAATACCTTCAAGAGGCTGGCAACCTTTGCGGCGTTTAACCCCGATGTTCCATTGACCCAAAAGTTGTGGACGTTCAAAACGGAACTCCTTACTAGGGGCCAGGTAGCATGGTATAGCCCGTCACTTACAATCGCTGTCGGGGATGCCCCTAAAGCTGTTGTAGACTTCATGGACAAATTCACCTCTTAGGGATATGGATAAATCGTCTAAAGAAATAGAAGTAGTTGGAAAGCACATCCAAGAATTGGAAGGTCTACAAAATGAGTATGCTGAGAAAATAGCATTGCTTGATAGCCAACGAAATGACTTTTCAATCCTTATTGAAGCCCTCAAGAAGGAGAAATCCTTCTTAGAAGGTATAGAAACACAAGCTCCGCTTGAGCTAGCGGATGCTGAGTCTTAAAAATCCGGCGTGTACACCGCCAGCCCCAACGGCTACTGAGGTCTTATGCTTTCTTCCTCGTAGCTGTTGGGGCAACTTATATACATGAATACCTATGCCCTAGATTATGAGTCCTATTACGACAAGGACTGCTCCATAAAGAAGCTTGGTCCAATGGGGTATTTTAATCACCCCAATTTTGACGCATACTTAATGAGCGTTGTTGGGGACGAGGGGACCAAATGGGTAGGTCACCCCAAGGATTTTGATTGGGAAAAATTAAAGGGGCAGCGCGTGTTATCCCACAACGCATCCTTCGATGAGACCCTCTACCTTCTTGGTGTAAAGAAAAAGTGGTGGCCAAATGTCGATTATGCAGAATGGCATTGCACTGCGGACATGGCTGCTTTCTGTGGCTTGCCTAGATCCTTGAAAGGGGCTACTACTGAGCTATTTGACCTGGAAGTTGATAAATCAACACGGGACAACATGAATGGGAAAAGCTGGCAAGACATGCCAGAAGACTTTAAAAAGGAAGTAAGTGAGTATGCATTAAAAGATTCTGAACTATGTCTGAGGTTGTGGGAGGCCCTTGAGAAAGAGTGGCCCCAAAGAGAGAAAGATATAAGTGTAGCGGGGCGCAGGATAGTGCAACGGGGCATCCCTATTGATTTAGAACTTCTAAAGAAACAGAAGGAGTCTGTTTCACAACTACTGTTTGATTCAGAAAACAGAATTCCTTGGATCGAAGAAGCGCCACCACTTTCAAGAAAGGCATTTAACGAAGAGTGTCGGCGGTTGAATATTGAGCCTCCAGCTAGTTTGGCACTATCAAGTGAGGAGGCAAACGAATGGATAAATAAATATGGTAAGGAGTATGCTTGGATCGAATCTGTTAGAGACTACCGGCGCATCAATGCCCTTAAAAGGAAATTAGAAGCCTTTGATTATGCGACATTATCTGACAGCCGCTTTTATGGTGGACTAATGTATCACGGGGCGCACACAGGACGGTGGTCTGGATCCGGTGGAAACCTTAATCTTCAGAATCTCCCAAGGGGTGACCTCTTCGGAACAAATTTAAGGAGTCTTATCTCCCCTAAACCAGGCAACAAACTTATCGTCGCAGACCTGTCTCAAATTGAAGTTAGGACGTTGGCTTGGCTCTCCAAAGACAAGGCCGCCTTACATACAATTGAGACCAGTGCGGACATATACGAAGGATTCGCCATCCACTTTAGACAATGGGACCCAAAGGGGGATTCCTCTTTAAAGGATAAAGACCCCAGCTTGCGACACAAGGTAAAACAAATGGTTTTAGGTTGTGGCTATGGGGCTTCCCCCGCAAAGTTCGCAATAATGTCAGGACTCCCACTTTGGGAATCCAAAATATCTGTGATGATCTACCGAAAGCATATGGGCGGGGTCGTTAAGTTTTGGAATGAATTGTCAAGGAAGATGCACATGGCATACAGCAAAGGGGAAGAATTGGTATTCCCCCTGCCTTCTGGGCGCTCTTTGAATTATGGAAAAATAACGACTGCCCTGCAAAAAGGAAAGCGTAACTACATATCCATGGTTACAAAAGGTTCCAAGAAGATACCCGTAAGACTCTGGGGTGGTCTCTTGGCAGAGAACCTTTCTCAAGCATTAGCTCGCTGCATATTTGCTGATATGCTTCTTCGGGTAGAGAGCTTGGGTTTAAAAATAATTTTCCACGTCCATGATGAGCTTATCATAGAGTGCAAAGAAGGGGACGCGGAAGAAACACTAAGAAGTGTAATTGAAAGCATGTCCACTCCTCCTGACTGGATACCGGATATTCCATTAAAGGCAGAGGGCAAAATACTAGATAGATATGAAAAATGAAATACCGCTACATTAAAAACCTCACAGAAAAGAAAACGATCAAGACAGATGACATTTCAAAACTTGCGTTTCCCAAGCCCATCTGCGAAACCAAAACACACTTTAGGGAGTGGTGTAAAGAAAAGGGAACTGAGTATATTTTTTATACCTTATGTGAGGGGGACAACCCTAACTTACGCATATCTAATGATAACCCTATTAACGCAGTGCATGGATTTGCTGCGGATTATGATGCGCCGCCAAAGTGGGAGTCCGTTGAAACATTAATCAAAACACAATGTAAGGAGTTACCACCCACCTGGTATTCTAAAACATATTCAGGTTACATACGTTTGGTCTGGGAGTTTGAAGAGCGATTGCTCATAGCACCGGATATGTATGACTCCTTTATAAGGAAGCTATCCTCCCACTTAAAGGCAGAGAGACTTTTTGCTGGCTTTGATGATGCTTCCTACAGACCTAGTCAAGTGTTTGCGCTGGGGACAGAATGGGTAAAAATAGGGGAACCGTTGCCCAAGGAAGTTTACAGAACGGTTCTATTGAAGACGGCCAGTAGTAAGCCTCCTCAAACATCAGGAACAGCAATACCTATCGAAGTTATTGAAGAGGAAATGCAAAAGCGTTTTCCTGACCGTTGGGAGGGATCCTTTGTGGTAGGGGCGCGTGGACCTCTTTTTTGGATTGATCCTTTTGTAGAGCGTGTGGGGTGCCAGGTATCTGATGCAGGGATGATATGTTACAGTGACAGGGCAGGAAAGGGGTTTGTTCCTTGGGAAGAAATTTTTGAATCAGACTTTATTAAGGAATATGAAGTCAAGAAAATGGGAAACCTTTTGGACCAATACTGGTTTAATGGTAAAGCGCACTACAAACTATTACACGGTGCTGCTCAACAAATCCCCAAAGATCAATTAATGCTTGAACTACGCCAAGCTGGCTTTTCCCCAAGACCAAGAAAGGGGAAAGCACTTTCTGAAATGGAAGAGGCAATGCTGGCTATAGCCAACGAGAACAGAATTGACGAAATTGCCCCCGTTGTTTTTAGCCCCGACAGGGTTGTCACATATAACAGTCATCGTATACTCAACACTGCGAACATTAACCCCGTAGAACCAGCAGAGGACGGTGACGAATCTAAATGGCCCTTCCTTCATAAATGGCTACACCAACTGTTTGCAGACAGTGTGGAACATGGAACCGTGCTTTACTTCTTTGCTTGGCTAAAGCGGTTCTATACGGCTGTTTTAGAACGTAAACGTAAACAGGGACACGCCCTTCTGTTAGTTGGGCCTACTGGTGTGGGCAAATCATTGCTGTCTAACAAAGTTATATCCGCTTTGGTAGGTGGCTTCTCAGATGCTTCGGACTACTTATCCGGTCAAACGAATTTCAACAAGGACCTCGCACGGGTCGCTGCCTGGGTTGTTGATGACACAACGTCTGCTGCCTCTTTCCAAGAACAAAGGAGAGCAACAGAATTAATAAAACGGTCTGCCGCGAATCCTAGAATGGAATATCACGCCAAATATGTGGACGCAATTAGCGTCCCGTGGACGGGTCGTGTGGTCATGTCACTAAATATGGATGCTAACAGCCTTAGTGTTATTCCCAGCCTTGACTCATCAAACAGAGATAAGTTGATGGCTTTGCGTATGAGTGACACAGCAACCTCAAAGTTTCCCCCCAATGACGAACTTGAGCAGATTATAGAGAACGAATTGCCTTATTTAGCTCGTTGGTTACTGGATTGGGAAGTCCCAAAGGAAGTTAGGGGGGACTCCCGTTTTGGAGTTTATGGCTATATTGACAAGACAATTGCATCCGCTGCGTATGATAACTCTAGCCGTTCCACGGTAGCTGAACTGGTCGAGTTTTTCGTTAAGAGGGCGCGAGAGTATTTCACCAACCCAATATGGCGGGGAACCCTTACTGAGTTCCAAGGGAGCATCCTTGAGTTCAACGGGGGTCGGAATATAGGTGTATCCGGCAATATGGAGTTCGTTAGGAGGGGGTTCCTAACCTTGGAGGAAACCAGTAAGAACAACAAGAAGGCTAGACCTATAAAGTCCATAGGCTTTGGGGGCGGAAAAATATGGGAGATTGACTTAGACTCAAAATTTGATATAGACAAAGAACCAATGAAACAGGAAACCGCTAAAGAAAAAGTAATGTCATGACCAGAGAAGAAATAGAAGAGTTTATAGCAGGAATAGAGGGGTCTATTGTATTAACAGATGAACTGTTTATTCCAGGTATCGATAACGGGTTTGTCGGTTGGGATGGTTGGGGTGAGCGGATAGTCTACGATTGGAAACTCTGCTTGTCAGGACTTGTAAAATCAATGGGCAAAGATGGCGCGGAAGATCATCTTAATCGATTAAGGCAACAAGCGGAAGACTTAGCAAAAGAGGGAGGCTATAATCCTCCCGTCTTTATAGACACCCCCTAGTCTACTTAAACCGTGAGGGGGGATTAAGTTCGCTTATCGCAATTTGATACCCATTGGATTTGAACACAAACCCCGTATCATCCTCATCCCCCACTTTCCTAAACGTGGCCTCATCAAGGAACGTGGGAGCCGGTAACCACCCGACTAAATAAACCCTGGCAAGGTCGCGCCTCACGCGAGTGAAAAAAAAGACATCGTTCTCAGGGACGATGTCTTTTTTGCAGTTTACAAAGGCGCTAAACTCTGGCTTAGGTTGCCCGCTGCACGTCTTGGACTTCACCTCAACCTTCTGTTTTTTGTATACAACATCATGGGTGAAAATTTCATTACCTACATACCGACTACGCGGAAGATAGGCATTCACGGCAATCTCCCCCAAGCAACCTGTTAAATTTCCCAGACCCCGCATATAGGAATTAGGAAGGATGCCCATGGCACACGAACGCTCATGAGCTAATGCAATGTCTTCACCCGTGGGAGTGAACACAGCAAAATCATCCACATTTTTAAATCGCTTTCGTCTTCTGCGCGGGCGACTCATTAAAACCCTGGGATAGCATCTATTTTCTTTTTAAGGTCTTCCGCGTATTGGAACCTGACACCTTCCCTTTCAATCCCTGCTTTTTCATAATCTTTTAGAAAAATGTGCGTGGCTTCCCTTACCGTCTTGGCTTTGTTCATTCTATCCCTCACACCACCATACTCTTTAGTATTGTCCATTTCAGACCCCATGAAACCTAACTGGACATCCACCCCATAAGGGTCAACTCCTTTGGCCTTGGCATATGCTAGCATATTATTTCTGTCAGTATCCCACCGACCACCTGTCTCCCATTGAGCAAGACCCCTGCCGCGCCCTATTTTTCCGCCCGCCAATTTCTGTTTTGCCTTGGGGTCTAATTTGGATTCACCATACAGGTTAGCAACGGCTCCAATGGCTGCTGTTTTATTTAACTTAGCGACCTCCATTAACTTCTTAACCAAATACTCAGGAGATCCAGACGGTAAATCAGAAGCCGACAAAGAAGACGGCTTTGCCTGTCTCTGGGAAAGTTGGCTAATGCCAGCCTCCACAGCCTCTTGGAAAGTGCGCGGGATCCATGGTGACTGTGATTCTTTCTTCTCAGGTCGTTTAGCTCCGGCTACCTCATACCAAGGGTCATCTGGTCTCTTCGCCCCCGCAATTTCATACCAAGGGTCATTATACTTTTTATCTTTATTAGGCACAATTAAATGTTATTTTTTGCGTTCGATTCTCTTTAAAATTGTTTCCCAGGCTGGAAAAAATATTTCTTCCATGCAACGAACCACTGACTCCTGCTCATAGCGTTCTGCCCAAGCTAACCCAGATATAAACAGGCTGGCTTCCATCATCTCATGCCTGAGTGTTTCTAAAGCATCTTCGTCAGTTAAGCCAGTGTTCAACTGGATCAGCTTGTCATCATGAAAATATTCCCCAAAGGTGCCGCTATCTGCTCCCTTAAACTCCTCGACAATCAACCTAATCCGCTTTCCAGCGATTGTGACTGTCTTCGGGAATTTCATAGGTTATCACCATTTGCTGGCTAATTCGTTATAAAGAACTATACCACCTGTAATGGCAGTAGCCAACCCGTCCCTGTGATCCTTTGCCAATTGCCAATCATCCTGGTTAGTGCCAAAGAACGGCTCTGCAATCACAGCAGGACAGTGGGTTAGGCGCAGGAAGCTGGCTCCACGGGATCCTTTTCCACGCGCTTTGATACCCCTGCTGGTGAACTGCGGGAATGCGTCCTCCATGGAGTCTCGTAAAGAGCGAGCCAGAAGGCGCCCTTTCTCACTGGTGTTCCAATAAAGCCACTCATGTCCAGTGGCAGAAGCTCCGGCGGCGTTAAAGTGAAGCTCTATAGCAAACTCAGCACCGTCTTTTTTGAGTTTTTTAGCCAGCCATCTCATTGCACTGGTATACCCCGTTCCTCCATAGGCATTATATATGCGAATTTCTTGCTGAGTCATGCAAGAAATCCTTTCAGCCAAGTCACTGTTGTAATCCCATTCAGTGGTTCCATCAACGGAAGCGGCTCCGCTATCTCCTTGTCGGCTGTGTCCTACGCAAAGTGCTATCATGCTGGGCCTATTCCAAATAGTATTGAGGTTAATGGGACAATAAATAAAGCGGCTATTGCCAAGATGATGATCAAAAGAATGATCAGGGTATTGATGAAACGGAGGATCATTTGCCTCCCCCTATGATTATAGCCCTGCGATATGAGTAATCTGAGTGAAACTTCTGCCCTCGTCCCTGTAGGGTTCCTTCCGCGAAAGGATAAGTAACCCCATCAATTAGGGTCACCGTTGGTGGGTCATAAAGTGCGCTCTCGTTCAAGTCTCTTTGCGAGTCGTTCCAAACGCAACTTTGCAGCAGGACTGCCATCGGCAGCCAGATCATCAATAGTATCTTCCAGATCATAGACAAATGTTCTTTGTCGCCACTTCGCGTAAGCGATGTAAGCCTCCAGGGCGGTTGTTAACAACCGGAAGAACTTCACTTCTTCTTGTTCAGCACCGACCAGACGAGTCCGACAAGTGTTACAACGGCTGATACACCAGTTGTCACCTGATCTCCGTCAGCAAGTCCAGCTTGCGTAAGGAATCCGCCGCCGAATGTGAGACAATGACGAATTATTCCTAAAATAGCTTCTTTACTCATTTCTTATTTTTGTTATTTAATAAATGGTAGAGCGAAACCACCGCAACGGCAATTCCTAAAAGCCCTCCCAAAATCTGAATAGCCCACTCCATCTGCTCTTGATAAGGAGAGAGAACCGCCAAGACTGAGCCAGCAATCCCTGTAGTCCCCTTGGTTATTATCTCTCCGGTGTTCATTGTAATCCATTCAGTAGCGTCTCTAGCGGGGAATACACCCAATCGGCAGGTATTTCATCTACAAGAGAACCTTCCTCTTCTGTAGTTAATAAATGATAGCGGCTCGATACTTTAATTATACCCCTGTTAGCTCCGCCCTCTTCAGCATATACAGACCAAACCATAGGCGTTGATAAACCCTCATCGGTAGCCCCTTTTTCAGAACGCTCTACGGCTTCTTGGTAGCTGTCAAAAACTAGATATTTTTTCATTAAAAGTGATTAAATGCGGCGTTTATATTAGCTACAATACCTGAATCATTTGATGACTGATTAGAGTCATAAACAATGAATTCTTGAATTGGCCCGTTGTGGGAGTAGTTACCACCAAGACTGTGGTGACCTATACCTTGATTACTAGCCGTCCCTGCAAAGGAAACACTATTAGCAGAAGAACCGGAGTGAGAGCCAGCAGTTCCGTTATGGCTTATAGTCTGAGAAGACGTAGACGCATTGAAGGAAAAAATTCTTGGAATATCAAGGTAGTCAAAAGCGGCAGACGGCCCTCCTCCTGCGAATGGGCCACCTGGGTATGGAGGGTCGGGATTAGTTGTATCTTCGTGCGGCCCTGTCTTAATAGAACCTAACCCTAAGTTAGAATAAAATATCTCATCACCACTGCTATATAAAAGATGACCGCAATATTCGGTAGACCCATCACTTAACCACCATGTGCTACCTATTGGAGCCGCACCATAAGATAGGGCAAGATCGACCTTGCTTACCCAAAAAACAGATACGTTTCCTATAGATAGACCTGAGTTACTTACTTGCAGAAAACTGGTGTCAGCAACGTCCGAATCAGTCACAAACTTTACAGCAGTATTAACTGTCCCGCCCGATCCACTTGTTACTAAGCTCCCTCCGTCATATATTCGGGGTTGCTCGCCGGGAGCATTAGAAGTCGCGTTAGACCCCTCTCCCGATTGGTCATACCAAGTATCCACATACCCCTCGTTGGCGGAACCCGTAGCCCCTGTTACAAAAGCATCTAAAGTGGCTCCTGACCCTCCCGATAAATTAGCAGTAGGTGAGTCCCCTGCCACGATTCCATTATCATTAAACGCTATGTCAGCAGTCTCATCATCGTCATTCCTAACCTTCATGGCATACCCCGTATAATCAGTCCGTAGTTTACGAACCGAATACGCTCGATGAGCATTCGGGTAAGTGTCCAATAGCAACGGTGTGCTGGCAAACAACCCACTCGCTGGGTTAGCGGTTACGCCGCCACCTAATCCAAGTCGGGGAGCCATGGTTCTTTAGGCGGCGTGGTAGCAGAGGACTGAACCGCTATCTAGCCCAACAGCAGTGAACTGTCCGTAGATTGTGACTCCTTTTGGTATGGTAATAGGGCTAGTATCACCTATAAGATTCTTTGTTGCTGAATCTGTTAGCTCTGGCCATACCGTATTCGTAGCGTGTAGCACCGAATCCTCAAGAGCTACAATGGCGCATATATCTGGGACAGTCTCTCCACTATGTAGTGCGGCCCATCGTGCGGCGACAGTTTCAGTTCCCGAAAGGGCAGTTGCTCCGGCCTGACCGAAGGATTGTTTATCAATGTTTGTTGTAGCCATAGCTAATTATTGTTTGTTTAAATTAATACATCCCTAATATGGAGCCTCCTGGTCCACTTGGGGCAACAAAGGGTCTTGGTTTTGCGCCACCCCTGTATGCGTCGAGGTCGGCATCTAAAACTTTCTGGCAAGTCTGCCAGTGGTATTCGGCTCTCTGAACATCAGCGTTGTCTTCAGACAATTTTCCTAAGAAAGCATGTTTAAGAACCGATGGGTCATTAGGCACGAACACCCTATGCGAATCCGCGCTGACATCAACATACTTTCGACGCAAAAGGAATGTCGCTTTTGAATCAGACTTAACAGGTGATATCCTATACTGCCTTCTTGCGGGATCTAAAGAAGCTGATGTGTAAGGCTCTGTGGTGACATACCCATCGTCAAATACACCTGACATAAGGGAAGTTACATCTGAAGCAGCTGAAGTGCTTGGTTCCCCAAACATTCGGTAATCATGCCAAATTGAATACAATGCGGTTGGGCTATCCTCAAGGATACACGCAAGTATACTATCGTAGCCCACACCAGTAGACTGACTGTCTTCAGGAAGCACATAAACCCCTTTGTGGACGGGCTGTTCTTCAAGCGTAGTCATCATGTCCCGCCAGAAACCCATATTGTAAATACGGGGCATAATCTCGTTCAAGGCTTTGCGGAACTCCACTGCGCCTGTCTGAAGCGATGCATCCAAATACTTTTGGTATTTGGACTGTAAGTCCTCTGCGGTAACTGCTGGCATGACTCGTTAAATATAGGGGATTTGGGGGTTATTTCAAGAGGGTAACCGTGCTACCCAGATTAGGCTGTAACTCGTCCGGTATATCCTCCCAGACACGTTTGGGGTCTATCTTACCACATACGTCACTGTAGCCCGCATCCTGCCCGCAGACCCAATCTGGGGGGCAGTATACAGGCCATTTGTGTTCTCTGTGGGCATCCTCAATAAGTTGGTCATTTAACCATGAAGGGTTCTCTTTGATCTTCTCAACATCATGTAATTGAGCGTAAAATTCTTTGAACGCCGACTTATGTAATGCGTAAGCGTGGGCGCGGTTCACGGACAATGGGATAATGACTTCGGGGGTGTCGGTAAATGTTACTGGCCCCCTGTGTTGCCCACCGAAATATAACTGACCCCAATCGTCAGGAACTGCCTCCATAAAGGTGTTAATCCGCTCCAGCGCATCCGGTAAAAAATAAACATCGTCCTCTAGGACAAGGACATTCTGAGGAGCTTCCCGCCGTAGATGGATGTGCAGAACATCCTCAATAACCCTACGGTGAGACTGAAGACATCCCCAAGCACCGTTACTCAGCTTCCAATAATTTGGGGGTTGGGTATACTTTCCGATAACAGCAGGATATAAAATAACCTTGGAAATATCAACTACACCCGTAGACAGGAGGTTCTCCTTCAGGGCTTCCAGCCTGTCCTTACGATGGGCGCAGTGAATCACATACACTGCGTCGAACCATTCAGTTAGGGTCTTCATTCTGGTTCTTCCCCGAAACCCTCTGAGTAAGCCGTTACGGCGAGGTTTGATACACTTAGATAAATATCACTATGTATGTATTGAGTTACTATTGGGCCTGTTTTTTTGCCTGTAGGTTCAATTTTAGCCAATAGTATGTAGTATACCCCAAAGCGTAGTCTGTCTTCAGACGATCCACCCGTAGCTAACTTGTTCATTGTTGCTGGGATAACTGGGTCGGGGTCGGCTCGCATTATTTGGAGATCGGGGTCTGACGCATCATCATTTTTATCCACTATAGCCGCCGCCGCAATAGGGCGGTTAGCCGCACCGGATGTAGTATCAGTTTTGTTTTCTTCTATGACGGAAATAATATTTAAATCATTTGTCTCCCCAGAAAGCTCAATGCCTGTTGTGCTGTATTTTAAGACGTAACGCAGATGGACATAATTAACTTGCTCAGGATCAAAATAAGTTGATGTGGATGTTAAGTTTGCATAACCATGTGCGGCATCAGAATTAGTAAACTCTTCTGCTAAGGCTTTCGTTGGGGAAACATATACAGCGTCATTTCCAAACGAGGGGAACCCATCATCACCGTTCACCGGGAATATGTCAGCAAGAGTAACACCTGTATCATTAGTAGTGTCAGCGGCTTCATCCTGACCACCTGACGGCCCCAGCACGGTGACACCCCCAGCAGGGACAGTCGCAGAATCATTGGTAGTCAGATAAAATCGCCCCTCACGGACACGGATTTTCCACTGCTCGTCTTGCACATCAAAATACCTATTCACCTTGAACGGGTGGTCTGGTATCCTTTCCGGTGGGTGGTAGTCAGGGATATAGATATCACTAACCCCTTCTTCATATCGCGGGACACTGAAGTCGGGGGTCATCCCGTCAGGGAGATCGCCATTTTGGTTGGGTAACCAAAATGAGCCTAGTTGTGGAGAAACTTGACCACTGCCATCTGCACCTGTTTGTGGGAATTCTTTAGGGCTTTCATCCATTATTCTTCTTCTGGGATATCATTATCTCCGAAATTATCTAATGATAGAGACACACCTGTATCTGGGCTGTAAGCAGTTACTTTTGTGCGGAGATACCCACCCCTAAATGGTTGTTGGTCGTCAGAAATAACTAAATAGTCAGGCCAATTTGTCCAATTAGTTGCGGGCCAAGTAGCATTATATGAAATGTATTCCCACTCAGCATCATCGGTTCCTGTAGTATACAGGAATGTATACTCGTTATGCAGACATCTGGGGACTTTAATGTTAAACATCGGTGTAGTGAAAAACATAGCCATTGGCTCCATTGGCTTCACATTGGCTAACTGAATGTTACTCCCAGCATCCCCAGTAGTTCCTGCTGGGGCATCGAAAGGTTCTCTGCGCCAAAACTGTTCTATCTTCATTTTTGTTGGGCCAGAATAAGCCTCGCGCAAAAACGTAGGGTAAGTTATTAACTGTGATGTTCCATTCCTACGCGGCCACTGCTGTGTAATAATTTCACCAAACACAGCGGGCCAACCCATATCCTTGTATGTAAAATACTCACTTACCTTCCCGTTAGAGTCCGTTATAACAACCATGCGCTCAAACAAGGCATACCAGTTGTCTGACAACTGCTTGCCTTCGCGCATGATGCCATATGTATCTACACCCCAAAAGGGGTGTTTCTGGCCAGCATCACCGTAGTCACCAGCAACTGCCGGAGTAGCTATTCCGGTATAATATGCTTCAGCATCGCTAAATACATACTCCGCTATTCCGTTTTCGGAATCTGCCCCATTAACTGGGTAAGTCGTGTTATCCACTCCAGGGCTGTCCGTGCCACCATCATTGTCTAAAAAGTCAACGGTGGCTACCACTTGCTGATCCTTGTAGAAAAGAGTCTCTTTTGAGATCAACCCACCGTAAGGTTTAGTTGGGCTAGAACCGCCAAGGTCTGCTCTGCCGGAAAATTGTTGGTCTGCGTCTATACTGCGGATAGTGACTCGCTTAACGAAGACCCGCTGCTCTACAACAAACAGGCTATCGAGAACTTCATCCCCCGACCTAACCTGCTTCTTCTCAAATAAGATATATTTATCATCCGTCCCCGAAGTGGAAAAATTATTCACCCCAAATGGATCATTTGTAGTAGTGGGCATTGATGTGTTCAATGCAGGAAGAGCTTCATCGAAATGAGTTTCTCCTCCATTACCACTCCCAAGTTTTCTTGGTAGGACGTAAGTCCTTACAACGGTATCAAAGCGTGGGCTACTCGCACCCGCTGCTTGGAACTCCCAATTGTATTCGTCTTGGTTGGCGCGGTCTTTAATATAATACCAATCCTGAAACTGCCCTTGGTCATTATCCCCGTTCTTGATAAGGGCTAACTTGAAATCGGGAAACCTAGTAGTATCAGGGTGCGGTGTGCCATAAGCAGTCTCGTCGGCAGCATCCGCAGAACTTACGTTTTTACTGGCATCTACGCGCTCAACGACAACAAGGTCAGCAACCTTCGGGGTCGCAAATTCAATTACCCGTTGCCTTCTGTTTGAGGATATAGGCATGGGTTAATAATTAGTCTTTGGCGATGCAGACGACTCTTATAATGTCAGTGGTTGCCGTCCAAGTAAATGTCACCTTATTATCGGAAGCGGTAGCAAAGCGTGGCACAAGCAAGGCAGAACGGGCTACTCCCACCTCACCATCTAGTGTAAAAGTCCCCCCTAATTTTACTGCATTTGCTCCTGCGGTGGTAATAGTTACATCGCCATCATTATTAGCATCTGTCTCGTAATAAATAGCTATTATCTTAGCTACCGAGTTAGAAACTTCCGCTCCAGCAGCATCAATTATTCTTTCAGCGGCGCCACTAGCTCCAACTGGATTGGAAGATATCAAGTTAGTCCCTTCTGTGCCGCTAGAACCACTAAGTTCCAATTCAGAAGTGTCTAAATGCCAGTCTACGCTGTTATCAACGTGACCACTAGTTAGTGTAAAGTCATAAATAATATCTGCATCAGTGCTGGACAGCGAAACAGAGTTAGACCCCCCGACTTTTATGTTCTTCTGGAGTCCGGTAGAACTAACACGGGCAGAGATCATCTGCCGCAACTGTATGGAACTTAATGTCATTTTACTTCATCCGTTTCTCAATCGAAATAAGGAAACCACCACCCATGTCACCGTCGTCCCCTCTGTCATCCCCATGCTCAGATTCGACGGCTTCCTTGTCGTGGACAAGATAGTCATGAATGGCGGTTAAGTAGTCGTTGGCCAGGGTCAGCTTTGACTGAACCCAACCCTTGGAAAGCTTCTCGTCTAACTGGCCAGAGCCAATCATTTCAACCAACTCACACGACTTGTCATGGACAGCGCGGAGGTCAGTTGCGGACATAGAAGCATCATCCTTGTCACCCCCATTGTGGGGGTTACCCTTGGAGTTTCCCTTTTCGGTTGGGTTATTAACCGAAACCATATTGTCGTAGTTGTCCATCTTATGCATACATTGGACCCGCTTCTGGCTCTGCGGGACTCCCTATCGGGGGTTCAGTCACGGGGGAACCCTCTGGTGGGGGAGACCCCATCTCACGATAAAGTTGGAGGGCAAACTCAGTCATGCTCACATCTCCTGACTTTAAGCCTTCAGCCATCGCAGGGTCCGCCTCCAAAGAAGCTTCGATTTGTTGCACCTTCTGTTGGTCTGCCGGTGATGCAGGATCGAAGGGTGACCCAAAAACAACTTCAAAAAGTTGGAGAACTAGCCCCTCATCAGGGAGCATTGTTGACTCTTCAGTTTCAGAAGGTTGCTCTTCAATAACCTGCTCTATAGCGGGTCCTTCCCCTGGGTCTTCTGGAGCCAGTTGAGCAAGAACTTCGTCGATGTATTCACCGCCCTCAGTGTCAATCTTTGCGTCGTCAGCAGCTGCCTGCTCAGGGGTTTCTCCTTCATAGAGAACTAAGTTACCCTCCTCGTCTCGTAATCTTTTTCCGGTATTTGGATTTCTCGGCATTGTATCAAATGGTTAAAATAAAGAACCCCGATCCCCTCTCTAGTGTTAGAGGATCGGGGATTCTTGTGAATTATGGATTGTTACTGATTACTGCAAGTGGAGTGGAGTAACGCAATCTTTGTAATCTGCGATATCAAAAATATCTGCAAGAATCACAACTTGACCAGCAGACAGATCGTTAATGTGAACAGAGTTATCTGAACTCCCTACAGTTAACGTGACTATCAAGTCTTCATTAGCGGGGTCGTCTATAACAGGGTTGGTATATGTTCCTGTCATAGCTGAACCTGAGTTGTCGATGAAAGTGTTAACAGTTGCTGACCCTGTTCTTACATCGAACGCATCAATAAACTCGTCGGGGTCGCTAGTCTCACCAACATCAATAGTCATTCCATTGCTTGTCTCCCCGGAGGCGGGTGCAAATAGCTCAGTGCAAACTGCTCTTACTACTGAAAGTCTCTCAGTAGCACTGAACGTGTGCAAAGTAATTGCTTGAGATATACTACTTGCGGCCCCGGCAGTGTTTCCTGTGAAGGAGGTATGATCATAGTTGATCACATAAGCGTGGGTGAATCCTTGAGCGGCAAGCCCAAGAGGAAACTGCTCGACCTGACTTGACCCAGAGGAGCTTTTGTCAACAACCGCAACAGGGTCGTTCATAGCTACCTTGTTATTGGTCTGGAGAATCGTGATATCATCTAAAGTTGGCATAATTTTTTACTTGTTGAATTAAATTATGCGGGGTTCCCCTTTACGAGGAACCCCGCTTTAGATTAGATAGCAGCAGGTGTCGAACTGGAGCGTTTGAAGAAGATTACATAACCGAAGTCGGTTTTGATCGGCTTCGACGCACTAGCCATGATGCCCCTGAAGAAACCAATGGTTCCGTCGGGGTTACGGGTGACATCAGGGATGTTCGTCCACTTGAAGTCACCCTTATAGTTAACGGGGTCAAACTTCAAGGCTCCAGCACCAGTAATAGGCGCAGGGATTAAGGACTCCATCACATCTTGGTGAAGGACATAAGCAACCTCAACATCAGCATTGTCATAATTAGTGTTCATTATGACCTTACCTGCGCCAGTATCTGAACCTGGCTGGTCTACAGTGTAGACAGGCACTTCAACAGGGTTGTTGTCAGTTGCGCCAGCACCAGATCCATCCGCAGTTGCGATGTTGAAACGAGGAGCCATATCATCAATCAAGTGGTAGAAACCCCTGAAGGACTTCTCAACACCAAGTGGTGCAATAAGATCGCTAACGGCGGCATTGTTGTAACGCACATCGTCGCGGAAACCGGCTTCAGTTTGAAGCTGGTAGGAAGCCTCTGATGAACACACGAGGGTGAACACAGGGCGACCATTCTCACGGCCATATGCATTAGTTCCTGCACCTTTACGCACAAGCTGGTAATAAATCTTATCCAAAAGAGCATTGGAAAGATTAGCATCAGTGCCGATCTCATCGGTTGTTGCTGCGTCACCACCTGCGGTAATAGCTGCATCACAGTCTATAAGCTCAGTTACGTCAGTGCCATGCGTTGCTTTACCCTCTCCACCAGTAGCGAAGATGGATGAAGAAGCCTTAGCATAAACGACATTGTCTGCCTGTTTATCATACTGTTGGCGGTAACGTGATTCCCACGTCTGACGAGTGGACTCTTTAAGCAAGTCCATGATAGCCCGAAGTTGTTCAGTCCGGTGTGCGGCGTAGCGAAGTTCCTCGACGTTGATTCGTGGAGATTCGATAACAGCACGACTCAGGCTGTAAGACTTTAGGACTTTCGAGAAGTCAATCGTGTTGACATTGTTGTCCTCAGTTGGAAGTGAAGCTGTAGTTTCAGTCTGCCCGCCTGTGAATCCATTAGCACCGGACGCAGTTACAGCACCAAGTGCTGCCCAGTTAGTTCCTACAAGGGAACCTGCTGGATCATGACCAAGGTCATTTGCAAGTGGTGTAATAGGTAGCGCACGGTCATAGATGAGCGTGTTAAGCGTATAACCCATTCCTTCAGGGAATGTGTTCTGCTTGATAAGGTCGATCCACGGAGAAGTGTGGAGAGTCGCCTTGTGAATGTCTTGCCCAATGCGATTAGCTTCTTGGGTAAGAATTGTGTTAATATCAGCAACCGCGCCCGAAGCGGGGCTTGTTAGTGATCCTGGAGGTCCAAAAGCCATGTTATTAAATGGTTAATTGTTAAGTGCAGACCACTTCCGCATATGCGTAGCAGCCTGTGTAATAATTATATTAAGGTGCAAACCAATCCTGATAGCCAGGAATGGCCTAGTTCAGTGTGAAGCCTGTTTACTTAGAACTATTTAGGTCGGGCTAGAGCAACCACACAGACTTCTTGGATATGTTGTTTCAGGAACCTGAACTAATATTGAACGGCTAGAGCAACCTAGTTCCTGTAACGTGTATAAAGATAAATGGATAATTTAACAGGGTCAATGGCTAATTTTTAGCCTTTTTTATCCGCAGCTTTGTCCCGCTTGTAGGAAGCACTCCTGTAGTCCGTAGAATAGAAGCCAGAGCCTTTGAATATAATTGATGAACCTGTCCCTATAAGACGCTCTACCTCGCCCCCACAAGCCGAATCAAGGCATTTCTTGAGCTTCTTGTCATTCATTGACTGGAATACCTCAAAGGTGTTCCCACAAAGGCGGCATCGGTAATCGTAGTTGGGCATTAATCAGGATACAGGCTTATTAGCAACAGCACAGAGGCGACCAAATAAAGTAGTATACTGCTAAAGACAAAGCTGTTTATCAACAAAAATACAGCGATTGGGCGGTATTTAGTTTTTAGGGGGTGTATGACCATTGTAGAGCTTTTCCATTATTTTCTCTACATCAAGCTCAAGCATCGAGATTTTAAGGTCTTGCCTAACATCAGAAGGTAAAGACCCACTCCCCCACTTGCCAGCAGGCCAAAGTTCCGTGAACTCTGAGTTCTTAGCCACGTCCTTAGCGATCATCTTGATTTGGAAATCGTTGTGCTGGACTTCCGATTGTAGCTTGGATGCCCACCAAACAATACCACCTGCCTGCACAGCCAACCCTACGAGCAGGGAAATAAGGAACTTAGGGTCGATAGGACTGTTGGATTTGTCGTTGCACTCGCTCATCTATCAGATTCTTTGCCCCTTTTTGAGGTTCCTCAAAGGTATCATCTATTAAGATGAGGGGCAATATCTCAGATAATTTACCGTTAGCCCGATCTATCTGAGCGGATAGGACATCTTGGGTAGCCTTAATCTCTACCAGATTAGACTCAATCCTAGAATCTATAGTCTGGACACCGCTCCACAACTGCGCGGCGGCTCCTACAAACACAGAAGCAACGAGAACAGTAATGGCATTGCATACGATTTTATTCCAATCCAGATTCATTAATCTTCAGGCGTTCCCACACAATATCCTCTGCCAAGTGGCTGTCTTTGATATCATCAGGCATATTAGTGTTCTCCTTCAGCCAAGCAAGCGCATTATGTAAACCCGTCTTGTAGAGGGCGCAACGATGCTGTAGCTCTATCTTCTGCTCTTTCAGAGCGTTATAATCCTCCCGTATACCATATCCACTAGCGTGTGGGCTGGATTTAAGGTGATTGTGGTAGTCCGTGTTGGAGATGTGGTCGGAAGGCATCTTAACCACCCAGAGCAGCATTAATTGCATCCGCAAAGCTCAAGTCAGCATGTGGTCGGGTCGAGCCATCAGCTGCTGGTGACCCCGACATAGTGGGTTCTGCACCCTCATACTCAGACAACTTATCCATTAGAGCTTCAGCTTCCTTGCGAGAAGTCATATACTCACGAACAATAGTCGGCAGTAATTGAGCAGCCACGGCGTTGTATGCAAAATCAACAGGGTGAACGACACTGGGGTCTAACTCTGCGGCTTTCGTCTGAATGGCTCCCATGTCAAGATTCTCAACACCACTCAAAAATGGTAACTTCTCATTGATCCGATCCACCACATTACGAGTCACATTGGAGCGGACTTCAGCGCGTTCCGCAGCAGCGGCATTCCGTCGCTGCTCTTCCAACATTTGCGCCTCTTTATAAGCCGCTTCCGCATTAGCGGCTAAATGGTCACGGCGTTGGATTACAGGTTTCAAGTCCTCAATAATTCGATAAATCTTTGCCCTGTCCCGATCATGCACGTCTGGTAACAACGCAGTAAGCCCCGCATCCTGTTGTGCTTCGTCCTCCATGGAGATAACATCAATAAGTGCGTCCTTATCTATCTCATACTGCTCGGATATGGCATCGGCTCGCTCAACCAAACTGTTCAGAGGGTCAGTGACCGCCTCTTTATATGCTTGGGTTCCCTCCAGGTTGGTCAGAAACTTTTCTTCCTCATAAGCAGCCACACGGGACTGAAGCTCTTCAATGTCACGGTTCTCAACAAGCCCTGCCATTTCCTGCATCTTTGACTCCTGCTCCTTGACTGTTTGGCGCAATCTCTCAACCTCTGAGCGGTTATCTTTAAGCTCAGACTTTAACTGCTTGAACCTATTGGCTGCCTTGGGAGTCCAATCATCCCCGACATCTTCAGATAGATTTTCAATGGGTTCCGTAGCCTCCGTGCTTTCCGCCGTGCTTTCCGCAGGTTCCGGTGTAACCTCGGTGCTTGCTTCCGGTTCGGGGGTAGGTGTAGGCTCAATGGCAACAGGCTCCTCCTGTTGGGGGCTACTGTCTAAGTTCGATAACGCACTCTCCAATGCATCAGCAAAACTTTCCGGCTCTGCATTAGGAAGTTGCTCAACAGCGGGAGCCTCTGGTGCTTCTGCTACTGCGGCGGTGTCTGTATGTGTGTCCATTCGTTAGGTTGGTATACTGGTTTATTTTCCTTAAACTTAGTTAGTTTGAAGAGATCGTTAAAAGCGTCACGATAACCGGCATACCAGGCATAACGATTATTATTCGTGGTAGTGTCGGCACTGACCGTGCTGTTTGTAGGTCCTGCGACTTCTTTAAGGATGGCTGTTGCCGTCTGGAAAGCCTCAGAGTCCAAGACTTTTCGCAGTTCCTCAATTTTTTTGACATCTTTGAACCACCTATCCAAGGGGATCGGCACGGGGACTTGTTTGGACATAAATTGTTAGGACTCGCGCATTTCCATGACATTCTTGGCGTCACGCATGGCTTGTTCCTGCTCGAATTTGGCCTGTGTAAGGCGCATGTCAAGCTCGGCTTTCTGTTGGGCAATCTGCATTTTAACTTGGTGATCTTGTAACTTCTCTTCTGCTGATGACATTCCCTGTTGTTCCTGCCCATTAACTGCCTCTTGCTCCGCAATTGCGGTATCACGCTGTATCTTTTGAACTTGTTTGGATGTGTTATTTATCATCTCTTCAGCAAATTGCAGTATTTGATTAGCCTGTCCAACCAATCCTTCCTGTGCAGGATCAGTTGCAATCAACTGCACGGTCTCAGATATATGCTGGTAAAATGCTTGGAGCGCGGGTAACGCTTGAACAGGATCTGTTGCTCCTGCATTCAGCTGCTCAATGAGTTGGTTTAACGCAGGAAGGTGAATATTCAAATGTGCGCCATGTAATTCATTTGTAACTACAGGAACCGCACCACCACCCATAAGTTCTTGGTTCTCGAAGAATGCAATCTTATTATCAACAGTGGGTCGGGCTTCCTCTTGCTGAGGGGTATACCGGTCAGCAAGATCGTGACCTACGCGAGTTGACACAATATCCCGCGTGAGGTTGCGGCGACCCACCTCATCGAAGGAGCCTGAGATACCCTGCAACTCACGCAAGGCCACGAGTCGATTGGCATATGATCCATTCCCAATGGAACGAACAGCCTTGGTCTTGGATATATCCAAAGTCCTAATAAATGATTCCGGCACACCGCGCATGGCACACCGACGATAAAATTCTTTTAAGGCAACGTCACTCCTTTTTGAAGTTACCACACGACGAACAACTTCACGCAGCAACCGTGTCCAACTTGCGTAGAATAAATTCAAACTCGCCCCCGACAATCGGGTGCTGACATCCATGTCAGCTACAACCTGCATCTGATTCCTGTAAGGTGAACTCTGCTGCGGGCCGTAGGTGCTGACCGTGTCCGTGTTTAAAGCTAATTGATTCGAGATGTCATCAAGGGCGGGTTGAACCGCTTGCCCCAAGTTGGGTATGGCTTTCTCAATAATATTGACACCAGGAGAAAGCACCGCATAGGGTCCATAGTGGGTAAAGCCCAATTCGTCCAACGAACGCTGACTCTCAGGTTGGATCATCACAGCAGAAGCAAGCATCGCCCCGTCAACCATCTGACAACGAAGTCTGTTGCTCGTTTGTATGTGATTAAAAATTCTGTGTCCTAAACCCCTAATCGAATGATACGTCCCATTAGACCCCACCCCATAAGAGAAAAGAACGTATGCCTGTTCGGGCTTCTCATATCGGGAAACCTTCTTGTAAAGAAACTCCTTCGGGGAATCCTCCGCACAAATGTAATGCGAAATCGAACTGTCTAACTCACGAACCCAGAAATGTAACACGCTCACAGTCGGGTTCTGATAACCCGCATATATGTCATTGTTCTTCATCTCCTGCTGTAACACCTCCCAATCCGAATACTGGCGGGAACCATTACGCCCGTCCGTATTCGTATTTTTCATGATTACACGCTTCACTTCATCCACATCCCAACCCACACGAGCTGCAGCCTTCTCATTCTTAATGAAGGCAAATAACTCATGCAAATGGTATTGCCTCCTGCCTACTGCGACATCGATCATGTCTTCTGAAGAAGGAGTTTGGCGCGGAATCAGGATGTCAGCAAAACTGCCCACCCTGAACCTCCAATCATCGGGAGTATCAAAATAGGATACCCCAACCCCGTGCTTGATAAAGGTGTTGCAGAGACGCAGGTAACTGGAATGGAACTCAGGCCAACTACGCAGCATATGGGTGATCTCTTCTGAAACAATGTCCTCTTGGGGTCCAATCTCTGCTGCTTCGCCCTCTGTTCCCTTTACCTCAACCAACTTCTCAAGAGAAGAATAAAGATCAACGTAAGCAGACATCGAAATATCCAGTAAGCGTTGCGCCTCCCCAAAGTTAAGATTTGTTTTCAACCCCTGCCCGCTACGGTTCAAGCTACCTTGATCATACGGACTGGATCCGTCAAACATCGCATCAACCCGTGTGCGGTTAAGCGAAGATTGCTCGTCCGCTTTTCGTAAATTGTCAAAGATCGCAAGGGCGCTCTTTACGTCCTTCAAGCGACTTTTGAGTGGCTTGCCCTTTTCGTCAAAAGCACCTAAACCATCAAGAGCTTCTATTTCCAATTTATCAGTTGGCATTAACCACAAAATTAAGGTCTTTTTATGCTGTCAGCAAGGGCTAATCCTCCCAAGCTGACTTAACTACCCAGGCTACCTGTTTCCTGCGACTTGTGCCATCCGACTTGTAGAGGGTCACATAGGGCTTGCCTCTGGACAAGTTCTCACTAACCAAGTAGCATTGACCAGCATTCCGGCCACGCTTCGGGGGATCAATGCAGTAGACTGCACCGTAGGGCGTAGCTACATAGCGCGGGAATTCGGGGACGGTTCTTACCTTGTAACTCTCCTCTATAAGGTCTCTCGTAAGCACTTCTTCGTTCCCATCGAACAGGGTGCGGGCTAACTTTTCAGAGTCGAAAGAGTGAGCTTTTCCTTTGTCGTCGTAAATATACGCGAACCAATTAGGTCCTTGGCGGCGCAATTTCAGTTTCTTGTCGTTGCGGTAAACAAACCCGTAGGAATCAATTTCGTATTGAGAGGCATACGGGATAGTCATCCTCTTTGTTTGCAGAAATTGTGATGCGTTGTTTTCTTGAATTGCTTGCATTTGCTAGGATTTTAACTGTAAAACAGAAAAGAACTTGATGCAACCCCCTATATAAAACTTTTCTATAGAGAGGTTTTATTTATTTGCAAATAATTAATTACGCTCTCTGAGAAAGTTTTAGGATTGAATGACCGGAGGACTTTATAAGTAACCAAGCATTTGTTTAAGCTTAATAAAGCTTTTTGACTCTCTGAGCGCGTTTCAGCTTTTCTGAGCGCAAAGAGTAAACCCGCTCAGATATCTTTCTTGGATAAACGCTCCGCCCTCTTTTTGCGAATGCGCTCTCTGTTCCGCATATAGTATTCCCTATTGTATTTACGGACTTTTTGCACCCAATCCAGGTCTTCTTCTTGCCGCAGCTCGCGCTTTCTTTTTATCCACTCCCTATTTTTATTATAGTATTCCCGTTGGTAGTTAAGACGTTTTTCACGGTGTTCTTGGTAGTATTTCTGCTTCTTGGGATCAGGCATTCCTTAATTTTCCGTTGATGGTAAAGTTGTCAAATTTTTTCACATGCTCACATATATACTCGGGGCCACCTCCAAAAAAACTCGCCTGGGACCGGTGGCGTGGGGCCGGCTCCTTGTGCATCAACCACTTACACCGGCTTCTTACGCCTGGACTATGATAAAGGGCGCAGGGTTCTTATGCAAGAAAAGTGTTTTCTTGCGTTATTCCCTAATCCGCAGCGACTTAGGTCTACTCCAGGGCTAGCACTTAAAGAATATCTAAAGAATTACTTGAATATTCTTATATTATCCTGTATAGGTTTCTTCATATGGCAAAAACAGCTAAAACCAAAACGGCTTCCGTAAGGAAGGGAACTAAAACTGCAACTTCAACTCCGGCTCTCTTTGTAGGGCGAGCTTT